AGAACCTTTTGATGTGTTAAAATTGGCCATCACACAATTTCCTGCTATTCTAGTGACCACAGGCAATGAAATAAGAGAAGATCATGCCATGGGTGGTTCAAGACGAGGCATCATACAGGTACAAATCAGAGGTTTTGTGCGTGCGGATGGCAGATCAGCACAGATCATCACAGTGGATCAAAAACGCAATCAATTGATTGAGCGAATTGAAGAAACACTGAACTCAGACAGAACAAGAGAATTATCCGCTTTGAGGGCATCGACGACACACATCACTAACATAGAAATAATAGAAAGAACACCACCATTGGGAGAATTTCTTATAACTGCAGAAGTCAAATATTCATTTACTAAAGGAGCAACATAATGGATCGATCAAAATACACAAAGATGTTGGATAACAATAACGAAATACAATATATTGAACCAGACAGAGTAAACAGATTTCTAGGTCAAGGTTGGCAAATTGTCGATCAAGATCAGAAAAAGTCACCAGACAGCACGAAGGTGCAACTAACCGTGAATGCTAAAGTGACAAAAACTAAATCTCGAAGCAAGAAAAAACCACAACCAGAATTCATTGATGAAATCGCATATGATATCGATATGAAAGAAGGTGAAGATATTTTATTGCCAGAAGATATTAATAACCAAAACAACAACATAGAGGAGTAATAATATGGCTACTTTTACAGGTGAATCAGGCACAGTAAAAATCATTGACGAGAATGATTCCGCACTAGGTACTAATGTTGCTGAGGTTCGTTCATGGACAGTGGAACACACAAAAGATGTGATAGAAGATACTGCTATGGGTGACGCGGCAAGAACTTACAAAAGCGGGTTACACCAATTTACAGGATCAATGGAAGTGATTTATGATTCAGATCATACATCAAATGCTTACCATGCCTTCGATCCGTCAAATGACAACGCATTAGGGGTTGAATTTTATCCAAGTGAAACAACTGGACAAAAATTCACAGGCAATGTGATTGTGACTTCGGTTTCAAGAACAGCATCATTTGACGATCTAGTGACTTGTACCGTGAACTTTCAGGGAACGGGTGCATTAACAACCAGTTCTGTATAATGATTAAGACGAAAGTCTATAATATAAACAAAGTGTTGACTGCGATGGACAAACAACTATCGCAGATCAGCACTCATGTGAGTAATACTATTTTGCAAGAAGCAAGAAAGAATACTCCCATCAAGCAAGGGAGAGCAAGAAGTGGATGGAAGGTAAGCAAACTTGGCAACACTGTCAGAGTACAAAACAGAGTACCTTACATCGACTTGTTGGAAAAAGGACGATCCAAACAAGCGCCTCGAGGAATCCTTAAGCCCACAATTAGAGGCCTAAAAAATAGGAGAAAACTGTATGAGTAAGATTTTGGAACAAGCAAAATCGCATTTTAAAAACAAGTTAAATGGAGAGTTAAACAAAATGTCAGTGCCAGAATGGGAACAAGACATTTATTATAAAAAAACTTATTCATTTGCTACTGAATCAAAAATAATTGAATTGCAGTCGCAGAATAAAACTGTGGAAGCATTGGTTGAATCTATCATTGCAAAAGCATTGGACCCAGATGGAAAACCATTGTTTACCAAATTTGATAGAAATTCATTGATGCATGAAGTAGATCCGCAGGTGCTAATAAGAATAGCAACTCTTTTAAATAATGCAACTGCTGAATATCAAACACAGGAAACTGTGGAAAAAAACTAAAGGAGGACACTGAATTACTTCTTATAATAAAGATTGCTAAAGAGTTGGGCAAATCAATTGAAGAAGTTATGCAGTTTAGTGTCCTAGAAATACAACTTTGGGGTGCATATTTTAAAATATTGCACGATGAACATAGGAAGGTGATGGATGGCCGAGCAAGTAAAGGTAGAAATAGTCGTAGTAGATAAAGCCACCGCGGCTTTGAACAAAACAAAAGTTGGTATTGCAAACATCAACAACAGTTTGGTTCGAATGGGCTCATTGGCTCAGGCGGCGGCATTGGGTATTGCGGCTATAGGTGCTACAAAACTTGCAAAAGGCATTGTGAATGTGGGCAGACAGGTTGAAAACCTACAAATAAGATTCAAATTTTTATTTGGTTCTGCTGAAGAAGGTGCAAAAGCATTTGACACATTGGCAGAATTTGCAGGCACAGTTCCATTCTCCCTAGAAGAAATTGCGGCGGCATCAGGTAACCTCGCTGTTGTGTCTAAAGACGCAGAACAGTTGGGTAAAAATTTACAACTAACTGCCAATGTTGCCGCTATATCAGGATTAGATTTTAAAACATCGGGTGAACAAATTCAAAGAGCTTTGTCCGGTGGTATATCTGCGGCTGACCTTTTGAGAGAAAGAGGAATTAAAGCACTACTAGGATTCAAAGACGGTGTCAAAGTAACCACAAAAGAAACACAAGAAGCATTTGACAGAGTGTTTGGTCCAGATGGTGAATTTGGTCAAGCGGCTGTGGCACTAACCACAACATTCGATGGTTTATCATCAATGGTAGGTGATAAATTTTTCAACATCAAAAGAATTATTTCAGACTCAGGACCATTTGACACATTGAAAGCGGCTGTGGCTGTGTTGGATGATGCATTGGGTAAAAATTTCGAAAACATAACAAAAAAAGCACAAGCATTTGGTACCAGTTTAGTTGACGGTTTCTTTTCAATAATGATAGGCACAGCAGGATTGCTGGATGTTATGCAACCTGCGTTTAATTTTATTGCAAAAGCATTCAACAACATCATGGCAGCAGTTGAAGGTGCACCAGGTTATATCAAAGCTCTTGGTGTGATAGGATTTTTAGCACTGGGTACAAAAGGCAAAATTATTGTTACGGTGATTGCAGGTGTTACAGATAAGATTGTGGCTATATTTGCAGGTTTAATGGATTTCATTGCGGCAGGTAAAGAAAAACTAGCAGGATTTTACGATGCAATAGGCATGGACGATGCGGCAGCGAATTTGAGAAAAAATTCTGCCAGTATGCGTGATGAAACAGAAAAATTAAGAAAAAAATTCAAATTGATAGAAGGTGATGTAGGCGAAGCAGAAACAACTTTAGAAAAATATCAAAGAATCTTAATTGAAAATCCAAAAATTCTAGGCGACAACACAACAGCAGTTGTTGAATATATCAATTCACTTAAAGCCAAAGATAAAGAATTAAAGAAAACTAATAAAAAATTAGAAGACGCTCAAAAGGCAATGAAAGCTCAAAGAGAAGAAACCGGTAAAGCCACATTGTTTCTTGAAGATTATAAAAAAGCATTGGGTGAAACATTTGATGAAGCGGCAGAAAAATTCAATCCTGTCACAGAATCAATCAAACTGACAACAGAACTAGCAGGCAAAATGAAGCAGGGTATAGGTGATGCTTTTGCTGATGCAATCATGGGGGCAAAATCATTATCAGAAGCATTGGGCACATTAACCAAACAAATCTTTAGACAGTTGCTGTCAGGTTTGATACAGATTGGTTTGCAAGTGTTGGTGTTTGACAGACTTGAAAAGAAATTGCGGGATATTGTGGGAGTACAAAACAATCTTAACAGACAGCTCAAAACAGAAATTGGTTTAAGAGCGGTGTTGGCACTGTTTGGTGGCGGTGGGGGTAGTCCGATGTCATTCTTCAGAGCAGAAGGTGGTCCAGTAAATTCAGGACAATCTTACATTGTGGGTGAACGGGGACCAGAGTTGTTTGTGCCGTCCAGCAATGGATCAATTGTGCCAAACGATCAATTGGCATCAGCAGGTGGGGGTGCTGTCAATGTCAATTTCAATATTCAAGCCGTAGATGCCGCCGGTGTTGATGAACTGTTATTAAATAGAAGAAACACCATCGTGGGCATTATTAATCAAGCCATGCACATGAGAGGCAAACAAGGAGTAACCGCATAATGGCAAACATAGGACACTTCAACGGCACACAATCAGTTTTATCAAATGTAAGTCAGATTGGATTTAGAGCAATCAATTTTAGACAAAAAACACAGACCATTTTGACACAAACATTGTCAGGTAGAACCATCAGAAGCAGTGTGGCCACCACATTGTGGACAGCCAGTTTAGAATTTCCTGCATTGACCTATCAAGAATTTAGACAGATACAAGGATTTGTGGCATTGGCAAGAGGTTCATTGAATGATTTTTATATACAATTTCCCAACATTTCATCTAGAACAGCAGGTGGCACATTGGAAAATTTATTTGTGTTAGAAGCCGCTGAATCAGGTGCAACCAGTGTCCAAGCATATGCAACCACAGATTCTGCAGGTGATTTAGACGAAGCCATTCCCAGCATAAGAAATCCAGAAGGCACAATCTTAAACATGGGTGATGTGTTTAAATTTTCAAACCATGACAAGGTATACATGGCAACCACAGATGTTACACCAGATTCCGGTGGACAATTCACAATAAACTTTGAACCTGCATTGGTCACAGCAGTCACAGGACACGATTCAGCCGACAGTGCAGGCATTATTCCCAGTGTACAATTTGATAATGTGCCTTTCAAAATGATATTTTTGGGGGACACAGCAGATTACAGATACAATGTGGATGGCACAGTTAATTTTAGAATAGATGTACAAGAGGTTATATAATGACAAGACAATTTTCGTCCGCCTTACAGACTTATCTAGCAGGCAACAGCATTGTATCAATACTCTTAATCAAAATTAATATACAGGCAGGATCGCCAGTTTATTACACAGATGCACCATTTGACATTGTGCATGATGGCAACACCTATCTAGCTCAAGGTAATTTTTTAAAAACCACACAAGGACAAGAAACTGCACAATTACAGATCAGTTCAGTCACCATTGGACTCACAGCACTTGAATTAAGCAATATAACCACATTTGCAAGATCAGAACAAATCAATCAGGAAGTTGAAATAAGAAAAGGCTTTTTGAATCCCATCACAAATCAATTGATAGGTGATTCAGCAGGCGATCATATTTTTTTAGTATTCAAAGGTAGAATCACAGGATACAGTGTGAACCACAGTGCCACCACAGCAGACATTGCCATACAGGTCAGCAGTCAATTTATGAATTTTGAAAGAAAATCAGGCAGAAGATCCAATTTAATTAATTTTCAAAGAGAACATGCAAACGATTATGGCATGGAATACTCACACGAAACATTGATTGATATACATTGGGGAAAGAAAAATTAATGATTGAAAAATTACAACCACATCAGATTAATGACATCATGGACTGTGTTGAACAACATGCCATAGAAGCAAAATTGACAGATAAAAATAAAATTGATAAAAATTATCTAGCTCAAAAAATAAAATCAGTCATGATCAAACAGAATTACACAATTTTTGTGTATTACATGGGCAGAAAAATTGTGGGTTATGTGAGTGGTCAATTGGCTCAACAATTTTGGAATGAAAAAATTTATGCACACATAGATTTTTTATATTTTCATGAAGGATACAGAAACAAAAACACAGCAAAAGAATTGTACACAGCATTTGAAACATGGGCAAAAGAAAATGGAGCCGATTATGTGCAGGCAGGTGTAAATCATTTTGATGATCAAGGCAAATGTTATAATGATTATGTGAGAAGAGGTAAAATATTTTTTTCAACAGTTGGATTTAATGAAACAGGATGCAACATGATTAAAAAGGTAGATCAATAATGAGTGGTGCAAAAGATTTTATAGATGATGTAGTTGACGGCGTGACAGATGTGTTCAAAGATGCAGTAAATGCCATAACAGATTTTATTGGCGATGTGTTTGGATTCGTGATGGCACCTTTTGGAGCATTCGATGTGGACATTCCAAATTTTGATCCGCAACAAAAATCAGAAGGTGTTAAAATTACCAAACCAGGAACCAATCAAGGTATTCCTATTGTGTATGGTTACAGAAGAGTAGGATCAATTCCAATATATGCAGAAACATCCGGCACAGATAACAAATTTTTATATGTGGTGTATGCTGTGTGCGAAGGTGAAATAGAAGGCATACGAAGAATAATTGTGGATGGACATTTTATTGGCACAGAACCAGGCAATGTGACCTATAGAACTGCCACCATTTTGCAAGGTGGTGAAAGATATTCCGGTCGATTGTCTTTTGAAGTTTTTAACGGCACAGAAAATCAAGCACAGAGTGAATTGGCAAATCAAGCACCCAATTGGAGCAAGAAGCAAAGAAAATTGCCAGGTTTGTGTTATGTGGTTTGCAAATTTGAATGGAAACCTTCCAAATCAGATGAAGTGGATTCAAATCCTTATTCAGGTGGTATTCCTCAATTACAATTTGATGTGTTAGGCAAAAAAGTTTATGATGTTAGCACACATGCAGGTGGGTTAGATCTCGCAAATGACTATGATAATTTAACAAAAACTTATTCAGAAAATCCTGCAAATCATTTGATTGATTACATAATGAATCCAAGATTCGGTGGGGGTTTTAAGAAAGAAGAAATCAATGCAGGTTCATTCAAAATTGCCGCAGACAAATTCAATCAAACTGTCACCTACACACTAGATGGTGATACAGGTCCAATTGTAAAATCACACAGTGTGATAGATTCCAAACAAAAAATTATCGACAATGTGCGTGAAATATTAGGCAGTTGCAGATCTTTAATGCCTTATGTGCAGGGCAGATACAAATTAAAAGTTGAAGATGGTGGCAATGATACAGATATCACTTCCAGCACAGTGAATGTGGCATTTGATGTGACCAAAGATTACATTGTGGGTCAAATTGCTTTGACAGGTGAACAAAAAAGATCCAAATACAATCAAGTAATCGTAAACTATGTTGACCCCATGTTGGAATTTACTTCTCAACAGGTGTACTATTCAACAGCGGGCGATGTTGCAATTGATGACAATGAAGATTTAACAGGTGAATTCACATACGATACAATTGGCAATAGATCTCAAGCACAAGATTATGCCAGAATGATTTATGAAAAATCAAGAACACAAAGACAGATTAAATTCACAGCCACACAGGAATTATACAATGTGGAAGTGGGAGATATCATTAGAATAACAGATGATATATTAAATTTAAATCAAGTCACTTTCAGAGTGATGGGCATGACATTGAACAACAATTTTACCATTGGCATAGAAGCAGTTGAACATGATGCTACCATTTATCCGCATGTCACTCAAGCACAAATAGAAACGCCGCCACCATTATTTTTACCAGATACCTATTACAATGTGGTGAGAACAAAACCACAAGAACCAGTGGATCTAAATTATAATTCTGCACAAAACATACAACCACCACAGGTTGAAGAAGCCAAGCCAATTTTACAAAAATTTGAAGGTGCTGTGGTCAATAATGCAATCACAGTTTTGAATGAATATGCAATTCAAAAAACAGGCGAAACTGTTGATGTGGCACAGATAGATTTTAATCAAACAGAAATTGTGTCAGGCAGTGTGCCAAGTGCAGGCGGATTAAGCAATAATCCTTTCAGCAATGTCCAATTGTTTCAATTGAAAGGCAAAGGAAATCCATGCACAATTGAATTACGACCACCTATAGAATCTTTACAGTATGTGTTCACCATATATGATCGTGGAGCACAACAAATTGTGCAAGAACAAAATGTTTATTTTTCAAGACAGTTGGGCGGAATAATTTCCACAGTGGTTCGTCCTATCACAACTGTGCAAACAAAAAATTCTATCACATTGCGTTTTCCTTTAAACAAAGCATATGATTATTCAGTGATTGCTGTGCCAGAAACAGGCTTTGCGGCAGTGGACGGATTTACACAATTACAAACAGGTGGCAATATTACATCTTTCAGTGCAATGCCAACCACCTACAGTTTTGTACAAAATGGCAACTTGAAAACAGGCACAGGTTTAGAAGCATTAATAAATTATTTGCGTGATCAAACAAATTGTTTAGACACGGGTGCAGTTAATCTAGGAGGATAAGATGCCAGGCACAGGATATTTTGATCGTACATTAAGAATTTACAGACCCCTGCCATCAGAAACTTGGGACAGCAACAATGACAGTGCAGGTTACACATGGGATGACATGATCACATGGGAAGGCACTTCATCAGATTCAGTCACATTCAACACAGAATTATTTGATGCAGGTGCAGTTGATTGGTGGAATTACATTGTGACTGTGAATGCCAGTTTACCAGTCAACATCACAGTGAATTATGGACAGACTGTTGATTCATCAGGAGGATCAATTGACTCACCACAATCAATTTCAGTCACACCCAGCCAATCCAGTATTGCAGGCGCATATGGAAGATATTTTAAATTTGATATCACAGTGTCAAGAGACAGTGCCACACAGGCAGAACCTTTTATTCAATCAATCAGTGTGGCTTTCAATCGCCAACCTGTCACTGTGATAAAAAGCAATTTAGATACCAGCACATTGGGCGGATCAGTGGGTGCTAGAGAATTAACATTTGATTTTTCTGTTGGTCAGATCACAAACCTATTAGTGCAACCACACATCACAGGATTGGATGATTCCGGTGGTGAATCTATTGTGCCAACTGTGTTAATTGATAAAAGTGTCACACCTGCTGTATTAAATATATTTGATTTGGACACATATGGTAAACGCACCAGAATAGATTGTGTGTTGGATGTTCAAGCACAGTGTTTAGTACAACTACAATCAGATTCAACAGGATCAACACAGGAGATTAGAAACTAATGGCTTGGCCAACTAACAAACCCAACTCAAATTTATTTGATTCAGACTCAGATTCTATAAAAGCATCTAGACCAGAATTAAAAACCATGTCAGATGCTGTGAATGACATTGTGGATTTCATAGATACCAGTGCAATTGCCAACGATAAGATTTTAAAATACAATTCAACATCAGGTCAATTAGAATTTGTCACAGAATCAGGCGGTGGTTCTGTTTCGCCTTTAACACAGTTTTTAGACACCAATGGATTTGGCATAGGCAGAGGACAAGACTCAGCAGGTGCAAATTCACCCACAATGACTTTTCAATATGGCGATGATGTTAATGATGCTGAACCAGGCATTGAATTAAGTTCATCGGGATCAGGTTCAACTGCTACTGCCGACAGTTTGTTTGTGATGGGGACTAGAAACATGTTGGGTGTAGCGATAGAATCAGGATATTCAACACCTACCACATGGGATGGCAGAGGTGCACCTTACAGACAGATGAAATTGACTGACACTTACACAGGACTGTACAGAAGAGACACAGCCACCAACGATGTGTCACAGATGTACATAGGTCAGGGCGATATCTACATTGAATCAGGTGCAAATTCAGACATCAGAATCACAGCATCAGGTTTGGATTCGGGTTCATCACCAGGATCGCTGTATCTACAAGAATTACAATGGCCTGCCACAGACGGCACATCAGGTCAAGTGTTACAAACCAACGGCACAGGTCAATTGAGTTGGGTCACTGTGTCAGGCGGTGGTGGTGGCACTGTGGATATTAATGCAGGCACAGGTATTTCTGTCACATCATCAGATTCAGCAGGTGGCTATTTGATTTCAAACACCGGCATGATCAATCTTTCAGACGATGCCACACCGGAATTGGGCGGCAATTTGAATTTACAAAATTTTGATATCATTTCAAATTCAGGTGTAGACATAGACATAGCACCCAACAACGGTGATGTGAATCTAAAAACTGCAAACACACTGTTGGGCACAGGTTCAGCCACAGCCGATCTTTCAACCAACGGCTCACACAACCTAGTGTTGAGTACCAACAATCAAACCAGTTCAGGCACAATCACAATCAATCAAGGTGCTTCAGCCAACATAGAAATCACTCCCGATGGAGGTGGTAGAGTAAGAATCAACAATGCTTACAATCTGCCTGCATCAGATGGTTCTGCAGGACAAGTGATGACCACAGATGGATTTGGTGGATTATCATTTACTACAGTGGCAGGCGGTGGGGGTGGCATACAGGAAGTAGTGGGAGGCACTCACATCACAGTCAGTCAACCAGATTCAGCAGGGGCAGTTACCATCACTTCAGACATGGAGGCAGGTGACAACATCACATTTCAGGCAGACAGTGCAGGCGAAGTGTCTAGAATCAGTTTTCAATCACCTTTTACCAGTGCAGTGGATTTCAATCTAGAATTGGCAGTGGATCCTAAATTAAAAGGATACAGAGAAGAAATTTTTACAGGCAATCCCACAGGTGGCACAATCACACCAAACACAAGAAACGGCAATGTGCATTCAATCACACTCACAGGTGCAATCACAATTAATCAATTGGATGCTTCTAATGCCGCAGGAGATTCTCTTACCTTAATACTCAAACAACCTGCATCAGGTGGTCCTTACACACTCACCAGCACAATGAAATTTGCAGGAGGTAACAAAACACTATCAACTGCCGCAGATGCCATAGATATTTTAAGCATCTTTTATGACGGGTCGGTGTACTATGCAAGTTTAAGCACCAACTTCAGTTAAAATGGGTGTCATTGAGCGTCATAGAGCTCATTATAAAGGGGTTTAGAATAAAAAAGCATAAACAGTACATGAACACAAAATTTATAAATAAAAACAACAAAGGAGCACAATATGGCTTGGGGAAATGCATCAAATGTATCGACTCTTAATTTAGACTCAGGAACAGATTCACCAGCATCGGCTAGGGCAGACATTAAATCGGCACTGGATGAATTAAGCAATGTAATCAACGGCAGAAACACTGCCAATGGTGTTGCAGGGCTGGATGCATCATCAAAAATATCAGCCGCACAATTGCCAGACGAAATCAATTCAACAGCGGCAACAGATTTAACCATAGATCCAACCACTGGCAAAGTAAAACTGGAAGAAATTCTCAATCTTAAACCACAAACCACAGCTCAGCTCAATGCAAGAACCGACAAATTGAACGGCGATATTGCTTTTTGTTCAGACGGTGGAGCAGACTCAGCCGGAGTAGGTTGCATAGCAGTCTATGATGGTGCAGATTGGAGAGCTGTTCAATTGGGCGAGGTGCTGTAATGGCTTATCTTAAAAATACACCCATCAAACAGATAGAAAAACGCATAGACAAGATTGAACGCACATTGGACAAGATCATGAACAATCACTTGCATCATATTCAGGGCTATCAATTGTATATTTTGGCGCTGACTGGCTTGATTGTGACCATGCTGATTGGCATATTCATCAAAGTGATGTAATGTTGTTAAAAAACTATCCAGATTCCTATTCCAAGTACACCACCAAACGGCGAAAAATCACCAGCACTCAATTTGCTGAAGAAAACTCACAATGTGCTGTGTGCAAAGGCACCCATTTCATTTGTGAACAGGTAATGCCACCCAAACAGCCCTATTACAGATCTTACGGTTATCAGTCGAAGCGTGTGGCATGGAAAATCAGATGTGCCAACACAAAATGCAGTGAACCTTATGCTGTGATTCTCAAACCGGAATTTTGGGATTCAGCAGGTGACTAAATACACAGTCGTTATTCAGGTAATGACTCTTTTTTATCTCTAGCGGGGTCTCACATCACTAAACCCATTGTTTTGCAAGATCCCCGCACAAAAATCCCCCAAAATCTTCCGAACCAAATGGACCAAACCCACCAAATGAACCAAATGAACCACATTTTGCTTGACTTTTTGGCTGAATCGCTATATAATACACACAATGGCACTCACAAGGCTCAAAAAACACGATCAATGTCCTGTAAAGGCAATCAGAATCTCACACAAGGCCAATCACTACGCACAATTAATTTGCACAAGGCACAATAGGCACATTCAATGGCTGTCTAGACAACAGTTTCAATTGATACACCAACGCATACCCCAAGCGATTGGTAAAAGCGGGATTAAAGCACGATCCCTGCGTCCCAGTTTGCGGAAAGAATACACATTCCAGAAAAAACAGGGAAACACATGGCGCAAAGAGTATCAGTTCGTCCAATAGAGCATGATGCCTGCTGTGTGTTAGGTTGACCCAACTGAGCAGATAAAGAAGATTAGATAAACGCAACAGGGTGGATTGGAAGGCTTCCAATTTTTGGCGTGCTGATTCTTATGACTATCACTTCAGAACGAACAAGTTCGTTCTACTCACCAATTGCTTCGCAATTGATTCGTTGTTGTTCTCTTCTATTGCCTTTTGGCATCAACTCAACAGGTATTGATAGAAGACACAAGCGAACGCAGTGAGCAGTTTGATGTCAATCAAACTCATTGAATACCAAGAGGGTTAGGAATCAGTTTTTGTGCCTTTTTTTATGACTGTGGTAAATATCTCTAGCACTGTGGCTCCTATCTAATGCCATTGAAAATCGCCATGGTGCGGATTGACAGGGATGTGGGTTGCCAAATTACCGTAAGGGTTTGCACCCACATCTTAAATACTCACATGTACAAGTGGCAAGCACCATATCTTATCCTAGATGATTTTCTCGATGCAGACATCTACACTTGGTGTTGTGAGTTTTTTCGCACAGGCACGCTGAAAACACATCCCAATCACGGTGACAATTGGCATCAAAGCAAGAATCGAATATCAGTGTCAGGCAAACGGGACATACAAGATCCATTCATGCAGGAAATATATGATCGTTTGAATGATCCAATGCTGAAATATCTAGAAACCATGGCTCCACACAAGATACCCCTATACCAACACACTGAATTGCAATTTATTGCCAATGGTGCTGAAAATGATTTTCCAATACACAATGATACAGCAGATAAATTGCTGAGTGCAGTGATATATCTAGCACCCCAGCACAATCGGGGCACTGTGTTGTACAGTGACCACACAGGCAATGATCCCTATCAGGTTGAATGGCAACCCAACAGAGCATTCATATTTTCAAGAACAGAACACACATGGCACAGTTACAGCAGTGATGGTGTGAGCACAAGACAGACACTGATATACAACCTCAGAGGCCGAGCATGATAGCAACTGTACAATTTGGCCCCAACACAGTGAAATATCACACACCCAATCCGATCACTGTGAATAGAGTGAAAAGCATTTGGCGTAAAGAACCTCTCACCATCAAATGGTTGTACACCATCGACCGTGACACTGTGTTTCTCGATGTGGGTGCAAATGTTGGCATGTACACCATGTTGGCCGCCGCTCAAGGTGCTCAAGTGTACAGTCTAGAAGCAGAAGCAAAAAATTATGCATTGCTCAAGAAGAACTGTGAACTGAACCACAATTCTGTACAAGCATTTCATCTAGGAGCATGGGATCACACAGGTGAGAGTGAGATCTACATACACAAACAGGGAGTGGGCGCCGCATTGCATTCAGTGGGCGAGTCAGTGGATTGGAATCTACAACCCAAACAGAGCAGAGAAACACAGACTGTTCCGGTGACCCGATTGGATGATTTTTGTGACCAGCATCGGATTGAGCCCACACACATCAAGATAGATGTGGATGGCATGGAGCATCGTGTGGTGGGGGGAGCTGAACACACACTGAGACACTGTGAACAAATACTGATAGAACTCAACTGCCGACTGAGCGAACATCGTGATCTCATACCACACATTGAAAGACTGGGATTTCTGTTGAAAGAACGCAGTTTAAGAACTGAGGGCACATTTCAAAACTGTGGAGAACACCTCTTCGTCAGGCGTGGTCGTCGGGTAAAATGACTCAATC